AGTACGTCAAAATGAATTTCTTGTGGTCGACTGCAACGGCATCCCGTACTACTCAGAATACTGCGAGATCCTAGTTGAGGTGCCATTATGAGTATCACACCACAAGAGGCATTTGACGCTCTCCGGATTTTAGATCCACGGGTTGAAAAAATAGAATTCCAAAAAGGAACAGGATTTAATGCGGGTGATATTATATGCTTCCACGGAGTGTATATCACAAGGAATTACGGAGGCAATGTCGAGTGGCCCGAGGGCGTCACCCAATGGCCACCGCCGGAGAAGAAGTGGAGAGTACCGACCGACGAGGATGCAATGAATCGGCCCCCGTGCCGGGTCAGAAATAACATTGATTTCAAATGGGACGATAGATATGTTCTTCTTTTTGTCTTCGATAAAAATTGCGGTCCAAAATTTCTTACTGTCAGCTGTGATGGAGTCCCTATTTACGTGCGATACTGCGAGATCGAAGAGCTAGTTGAATCAATGTCATCGGAAACTGAATTATTCTAGGTTGGCATACACCATAAGATTTCCGACTAAATTATGGTGCGTTAGGTCATGACGTGAAACGAGGAAACCACACCAATTAAATGGCCTAGTGGTGACGAGTGGAGAAAGTGCCACACTAAGCCCATTTGTGTAATGTAGCACATCAACTCGCGGTTGAAAGTATTGGTTCGAGTCCGATATGGGCAGTTTTGAATTTTTACATTTCGTGGAGTTTGACCAATGATATCAACGATTGAACGAAACGAATTGGAGTCTTGGGGTAGCTCCCACGGGACGAAAAAGGAGGTTATAGAGTCAGACGTTGAGTCTGATAACGGGCTATGCCCACCTCGATCTAAACTACCCAGGACCGCACTTGATTCGGGCTGGTAGCGGATCACCTATAATATCTAGGGAGTTTGAACAACTCTCGACTAAGACACTACGGGCGTGAAAGCCGTCGCCGGAGACGTAACCGGCCTAAGGGGCAATCATTTAATGATAGGTAAGATATCGCTTGTGGCTTAAAAAATAGTCCGGGCGAAGATGTAGGTTCGAATCCTACTTGCCCCACTTTTCTGTTTTCACTTTCTCAAGAGCAAGGACAAACATCTGCTATGAGACGTACTACCCGTTAACCATCGCGATTCCGAACCCTGTAATGAGCGGGGGTGCCCGACCAGGCGACGACAATCAACCACCCCGCAACCGAACAGCCGCTCCGTTGCATGGGGTTCATATCGCGGCGATAAGGAGGTAAAGACATGGGACGTGAAATCAGGCGGGTTCCGCCACACTGGGAACATCCAAGACTCACGAAAGACGACGTACAAGATTCTCGCGATATCGGAGAATTCAAGTCGCTCTACGACAACGACTATGAGTCGGCATCAGCCGAATGGATAGATAATTTTGACGCATGGCGAAAGGGCGAGCACAAATACCAACCGTGCGGCTACTGCAAGCACTTTTGGGAATACAGCAGCCCGCCAGATATTGAAAAGTATCGGCCAAAATTCGAGCAAGAGCCAACGTGGTATCAGGTGTACGAAACAGTTTCAGAGGGTTCGCCGGTTACGCCGCCTTTTGCAACGCAAGACGAATTGATTCATTATTTGGTGAACAACGGTGATGAATGGGATCAGCGTCACGGCGACGGTGGGTGGAGTCGCGAGAACGCCGAAGCATTTGTTGATCGCGGCGATGCACCGTCGACGAGGGTGATTAGCGGACCAAGCGGCGTAGAAATCAAGATGCCTCGCGATGGATCGTAAGTCACCCACTGGCGACGACAATCAACCACCCCGCAACGGAACAGCCGCTCCGTTGCATGGGATTTATATCGCGGCCACTTTTGGAGTTTGTTATGGCACCTCATCAACAGCGAGTCGTAGACGAGAAGACAGAGTTGGACGCGAAATTGGAAAAGCTCGATACGTTCGGGCGTACCGAATTTTACGGGACGCTTCCAGCAGATGAGCAGGGCCGTTTGAATCGGCAGCATTCCGTGATGGAGGAGTACAGTCGCATTCTCGGGGAACGCATCGCGGCGTTTTCAGCGACGTAGCGTTTTGATATTTGTGCGGGCGGCATCTTCAGGTGTCGTCCGCCTAACGCAGCCCGTCACCGGGCGACACCAACTTTACTACCCCGCAACGAAACAGCCGCTCCGTTGCCCTGGGATTCTTAACGCGGCGATTGGAGAGTTGATTAACCCATTATGAAAAAACTCTATGTCGCATTTTTATGCAATCTTTTGTTCGTGGGTTGCGGACGGGAAGATCAGTGCAAGTATGCAGACGATACGCAACACTTCGCGACGATCCACGACGAAGACGGAGCTGAAATAGGGCGGTGCTATTTCCCAGCGGGACCAATGGTTACAAACCGTCGTAGTTACGGAATTGGTGAGCATCACGGGTTGGCGAGTGGAATCGTCATGGAACCTGCGCTTGGGTACACAATTCGCGTCTCTCAACAATAGATCAACCACCCTGCAACGGAACCGCCACACCGTTGCATGGGATTCTTATGCGGTGATGAACTCTGACGTAACAACAGGGGATGAGACCTAGTCGCCATCGACAAGGGCGACAACTCGGAGCCTCTCGGGTAACGCCGTATTTGAAAGCTTGGCTCCTCGCGATCGGGTAGGTTAAGCCCGGTCAATTTTCACGAACAAAAACATTAAGGAAAGAATCGCTGTGGATCTGATTCATGTTGACGTTGAAACCCGGTCGAGGGTATCGCTGAAAAAACTCGGAGCGTGGGGCTACGCACAGGATAGCTCGACTGACGTCTGGTGCGTCTGTTGGCGGATGGAGGGTGATACGGGTGAAGTCAAAGTGTGGGTGCCAGGTGATCCGGTGCCCGCTGAATTTAACGGGGATCAACCGTACGGCATGGCCGCTCACAACTACCGTTTCGAGCAAGCCGTCTGGACGAACATCCTCGTCAAGCGATTCGGCTTTGCCGAGCCCACTAAGTACGCGTGTACGATGGCGATGGCAATGGCGAACAATTTGCCAGCGAGTCTAGCGAACCTCGCGGCGAGGCTCGGCGTCGAAGAGCAGAAGGACGTGACCGCTTCCCGGATCATGGTCAAGATGGCCAACAAGAAAACGTACGAGCCGACGAAGGAGGGGTCGACCGCGCACAAGAATCACGGTGAGAATTTGCAAATTCTCGTAGAGTACTGCAAGCAGGACGTTCGCACCGAGGAAGCCGCGTACACCGCTCTCAAGGGAATGCAATTCAACTGGTCAGAGTTCTGGCTAGACCAGCGGATCAACGACCGGGGCGTCTTTGTCGACATTCCAACTGCTAAGGCGATCGACAAAGCTGTTGCAGCAGAAGTGAAGCTAGCGAACATCGCGATCAAAGAGCTGTCGGCGGGCGAAGTCGGGACAGGCAAGCAAGTGGCAAAGATGCTCGCGTGGTTAAGTGAGCGGGGTTACCCGTTTCAGGATCTCGCAGCACCGTCGATCAAAGAAGCACTTGAAAACACGGGGCGTTTTACGATGACCCCTGAGGCGATCGGGATGTTGAAGCTGAGAAAACAGTTGGCCCTCGGATCGGTCGCCAAGTACGCGGTGATGCAGAGATGCACAGATGATGAAGGCCGGATGCACGGATTGTTTCAGTACATGGGTGCCTCGCAGACCGGACGTTGGGCCGGACGATCGGTTCAGTTTCAGAACTTGCCACGCATGAGCCTAAACGACATTGAGGTGGATCTGTTGTGTCGGCTGTTCCGCTCGCAAGACTTGGACACGATTCGGATGTTCGGGTTCGACGTCATCGGTGTTGCCAAGCAGCTAATCCGTCCGATGTTCACAGCAAAGGATAGTGAACACACGCTAGTCGTTTCCGATTACTCGCAGATTGAGTGCCGGGTTCTCGGGTTTCTCGCGCAGTGTCCCGTGTTGCTGGACCGATTCTCGGATACCAAACGCGATCCGTATTCTGAGATGGCCGCCGATATTTACAAGCGACCGGTTGCCGAATGTGGCAAAGGTACGGATGCAAGACAGTTGGGTAAGTGTGCCGTTCTCGGTTGCGGATACGGCATGGGCAAGGTGAAGTTCGTAGAGTCCGTCAAAAACCAGACCGGCTTAGAAATTTCAATGGCCGTGGCAACGCAAGCCGTTGACACTTACCGGGGTACGTTTTACCGGGTTGTCCAATTCTGGAAGGCCCTCGAAAAAGCTGTCAAGTTTGTGCTACGTGACGAGGGCGGAGCCTCGCAAGTTGGCCACTTGATCGCGCAACGCACCCCAGGGGACAGCACCGTATCCATCCGGCTGCCGTCTGGGCGATGTTTGTTCTACCCGGAAATGCACTTCGGTAGCGAGGGCGACCTTCGGTTTTCGACATCACAGGGCGTCGAGGGCTACACGTACGGGGGGAAGCTGGTCGAAAACGTCACCCAAGCTGTCGCAAGAGACGTCCTCATCGAAGCGATGGCACGCTTCGATTCGGCGGGTATGCCGATCGTCGGACACGTTCACGACGAGATCTTGCTAGAGATTAAACGGGGTTCTGTTGCAGTCGAGGAGATTGATCGGCTGATGCTGGATCCTCCTACGTGGGCGAAGACGCTTCCGCTGGCAGTCGAGACATCGTTCTGCGACCGGTACACTAAATGAAATACTTCCCGGACACCGAGTTCGTGGAGCATCCGCACACAATCAAGTGTTGACGTGTCACCGCTGACCCCGTACTATTCAAAGAACCACTGATCATTTGGCCAGTGGTTCTTTTTTTAGGCGCGTTCGGAGTTGGTGGTTTGCGAAGATTCCCCCCATCGAAGGTTCCAGGCGGCGACTTCATTGAAACTAAGGCAGACCTGCGGATGGTTGCAAGATCCCTGAAAGAGCGATGGCCGACGAGCGACACGCAACGGCGGAAGATCCTTAAACGTTTGCTCGAGATCATCGACCTTAACGATGACCCCAAGGTAACCGTTAACGCGATCAGGTGCATGGCGGCACTTGACAAGATTAACCTCGATCAACAGCGGATGCTTGAAAAGCTAACGATCGAAGAACTGAAAACAGAGCTGCTGAACCGGCTGACCATCATCCAGCAAAGGGAGCAGCCTCTTGGAATTGGATCTTCTACGCCTCCTGGGAAGTAGCAGCGATGCCGACGTGATGGACGCCTTGAACTCGCCCGAGATGAGTTCGTACGAGCGGCGACTGGACGGCGTTCTCCGACGCGGAAAAACTCAGACGAGGGAATCGCAAAACATTTGCATACCCCCGACCGATGGCATCAACTGGGACCGCCGAAAGCCTGCTGAGGATTCGCTTCAGGTCTTCTTGGAGACTTACTTCCCCGAAATTTTTTTCATGAAGTGGTCAGAGGATCACTTGCGAATGATCCGGCGGCTCGAGCGCGCGGTGATTCAGGGAGAATTATCTGCTTTTGCGATGAGCCGGGGCGCAGGCAAAACGGCCATCATCATCCGAGCGGCCGAGTGGGCTATCCTGACGGGACGCCGGAACTACGTCGCCATCGTAGCTGCGACGCAGACTCGCGCTCAGTCACTTTTGAAATCGATCAAGACTGAGATTTTGCACAACGAACGGTTGCGTCAGGATTTTGCTCCCGAGTTGTGGTGCCTGACATCACTTGGGAACCGGGCCAGTTTATCGGCTGGTCAGCACGCCGAGGGCGAATTGACAGGCGTCGAGTGGAACGTCGACCACATTAACTTTGGCTACATCGACCACCCGATGCGGACCAAGGTCAACAATGCGGTACTTGTTGCTTTCGGAATTACCGGCGACATCCGGGGCGAGCAGACGACGACGCCCTTTGGGGAGATCCGGCGACCCGACCTTCTGCTGGTTGACGATCCCCAAACGAAGACCTCAGCGGGCTCCAAGATGCAAGTGCAGAAGCGGTACGAGACGCTGCTCGGGGACGCGCTTGGATTGGCCGGACCCGGTAAGTCGATCGCGGGGTTGGCGGCGATCACCGTCATCTACAAAAACGATCTGTCTGACCGGCTGCTCGATCGTGAAGCGTCCCCGGTGTGGCAGGGGGACCGTTGCAAGATGGTCTACCAGTGGCCTGACCGGGAGGATCTTTGGGACGAGTACCAAGCGATCTACGAAAACGAATTGCGATCGGAGCGGGGACACGAAGTGTCTCTGAATTTCATCGCGGACAATTACGACGACATGCACCGAGGCAGCGAGGTCGGGTGGGAAGCAAGGTACGATCCAGAGAAAGAACTCTCGGCCCTCCACTGCGCTTACAACCTCAAGATCAGAGACGAGGGCGCTTTCGCGGCAGAGTACCAGAACGAACCGATGGAAGGCCGCAACGAACTCGCGTTTGAGTTAAACGTCGTCGACCTAATGTTGCGGACGGTCGCGGGACTTCAGCGAGATGAACTGCCTGAGGACTGCGAAGTTATGACGGCCGCCGTCGACGTCCAGGGTAATGCACTTTATTACATGGTCTGCGCGTGGTCGTCTGCTGGCCGATGCAACATCGTTGACTACGGCACTTTCCCCGACCAGAAGCGGATGTACTTCAGCAAGACTGACATCCAGCGAACGCTTAAAGACGTCGTCGGAACTGACGAAGAGGACGCGGCAATCGCTGCCGGGCTACACGCGTTGGCGGGTTACCTGCTGTCGAAAGAATACGAGACTGGCGATGGCCGGTTCATGATGATTGATAAGATGGCGGTTGACTCCGCATGGAACACTGAGCTGATCCGGAGGTTCTGCCGCGAATCGGAACACAAGTCCCGGCTTCACCCGGGTAGGGGTATGTACATCGGCTGCAACTCTCGCAAGTGGCAGAAGTTGAAAGTTGAAAAACGCGAGAAGCCCGGCATCCACTGCAAACTTGTGCCACCTGGTAACAGGCAACGTGGTCGGGCAGAGTTGTTGATTGATACGAACTTTTGGAAAACTTGGGCGGCTGATCGCCTATCGACAACGATCACATCGACTCGCGCGATCGTTTTGTTTGCCGACAAGCCCGCCAGTCACCGCATGATCGCAGAGCACTGGGTGTCCGAAACTCCGAGTCGTAAGGAGGGCAAGTCAGGCGACATTGTTACTGAGTGGGAGCAGCCAAAACACGTTGACAACGAATGGTGGGATACCCTGGTTTATAATGGGGCTCTTGCATCTACGCTCAGCGTTAAGACGCACGAGGCAACTAAGGACGGACGCCGGACGACTCGTCCGTCCCGAGATGACGCAGACCCGACGTCCGGCGGATTGCCTGTCCAAAAGAAATCAGCCGCTCAGCGGATGTCCGAACGCCGCAACCGCGCACGGGGTAATTGATACGTGATTGATTTACTTGTTAAAAAGGAGAACGTTTTGAATGACGCACCACCAGACTCGACCGGCTTGATCGACCAACGCCAGATGCATTACATATCCAGGCTCAGGGCTGCAATTTGCCATGCACCGGATCTTGATGCGGCGAAGGATATTCGTTCGCGAGTCAAGGCGTTCCGGGCGTACGCGGCTAGCGCGGGGGAGTCGCTTGAACTGCTGAATGATTTGGCAGAAATGAAGTTGCAGAGCGAGCGGAGTGCTGGGCGGATGCTTCTGTCCATGAAGAAAAAGTCCAATAGATTCAGCACCGAGGACTCGTTGTCAGAGCTGGGGGTGTCTCACAAGCAGAGTGAGCGGTGGCAAAAGCTGGCGTCTATTCCAGACGGAGAAGTCGAGCGGTATTTCGCGGAACAGCGGGAGTCCGGCAAGGAGATCACCCAGCGGGGGTTGATGCGGGTTAAGTTTCGCCAAGAGGAATCTCCCCGGTTGCACAGGGGTTTCAAGTGCCCCTACTGCTCCAACCGAACACAGCGTGTGCAGCACACTGATCGCGTGGTGTCCGTCCAGAAGAAGCGGCATCTGAAGTGCTTGGGGTGCGAGCGAAAATTCGTTACAACCGAGTTCGTTTATGATCCAGAAAACCCACCGCAGGTGTACCCGGTTCACTTCGTTACGCCAGTGGGTTCGGATGCCGGGGCAGAGTGAACATTCCAGTAATGGGTAGAGCAGCATCTACGGTTCTGGTAATGCGAAAGATAGATGCAATACTCGGGACATGTCTGAGCCAGTACCCGACCCCCTCGATGCACTTCGCGCACTTGCCCTTGAACCCAAACGGGTAGAAGGTGATCAGGGTGCCGTTACGAACCAAGACCTCAGGGACTTGATCGCACTCGATAAGTACGAGCGGAGTATCCAAGGCAGGAAAAACATGCGAACGGTTCTTCGCAACTCACTGCTGAAGATTCGCCCCCCGAGCGCTAGGGGGCACTGAGTTGCTGACCTCTCAAGACATGACAACCGAAGCGATTGTCGGGGTTCAATTTTCGCACGAGGCACCGCCCGCGAAACCACACCCCGGTTACGAAAAATCGCACCGCAGCCGACGCCCGAACAGGGGCGGTAGCGGGGGCAACATCCAAGCCGGATACGGTTACGACTCCGCAGACACCAACCACCTTAACCGGCGGCATTGGGCGTACACGGACGGTAATTCGGCAGATGCCACGGCTACCCCGGCCGCCCGTAAGATCATCCGGGAGCGAGCACGTTACGAGGTTCTCAAGAACAATCCGATTGGGCTGGGAATCGTTCTTACGCTGGCGAATGACTGCATCGGAACCGGACCCCGCCTACTGATGGGGCTGAAGAACGAGAAGCACAACCAGCGAATCCAGAAGCACTGGACCGAGTGGTCACAGGCGATCACGTTAGCTGACAAGCTGCATGTCGCTAAGATGTCCAAGACTGTCGACGGTGAAGTTGTAAGCCGGATCACTGTTAACCCGCATTTGGATACGCAGGTTTCCCTTGATTGGCAGTTGCTAGAGTGCGATCGGCTCGAGGCACCCTGGGGTAGTGATGACCTGCAGGATAATTACGTTGACGGTGTTCACCTAGATCGTTTTGGCTACCCAGTTGCTTACGACATTCTGAGGCACCACCCAGGCAACCACACCTATTATTCGGGTCAGGTGAACTACGACACCTTCGACGCCCGAAATATCATCCACTGGTTTCGCGCGGACAGACCCGAGCAGCACCGGGGTGTTAGCGAAGTGCAAACCGGGTTGAACTTGTTTGCGCTCATGCGACGGTTTACCTTAGCGACTGTGTCAGCTGCTGAAACAGCTGCAAACATCTCGCTTGTTATGACAACTGATTCGCCGATCAGCAACGAGGAGTACGATGTTGAGGCTGAATCGCTGATGCACGACTTCTGGCTTGACGCCGTTTCGCTCGAGCGCAACGCGGCCACGGTCCTGCCCAACGGCTGGGACATTCGCCAGATTGCAGCTCAGCAACCGTCAACCACGTACTCAATGTTCAAGCACGAGCTGATCGCCGAGATCTCTCGATGCCTAACGATGCCGTACAACATTGCGGCGGCTAACAGCGCCGACCACAACTATGCCTCTGGCCGTCTCGACCACCAAACGTACCATCACGCCTTAAAGGTGGAACGAGACCGGATCGGACGGTTAATCCTTAACCGACTCTTCAGTGAGTGGATGCACGAGGCTGCACTGGTTCCGGGTTTGCTGCCGAAAACGGTCTCCCGTCAGGTTCTTGATACTGTCCACAAGCACGGTGTTTCGCAGATCGCCCGCGAGTTTCGGCACACTTGGAACTGGGACGGGTTTAGTCACAGTGATCCGGTCAAGGAAGCCCAGGCGGACGCACTCAAACTGAAGAGTGGTATTACCCACCGAGCTGCCATCTACTCGGCCAGTGGGTTGGACATTGACACAGAGGACACCATTGCTGCTGAGAACTCCAACATGTCCGTCGACGAGTATCGCAAGATGTTAACGGTTGCAACGTACTTCAACGGTAACGCGTTCGGCATGATGGAAGGGGAAGAGCTTGCAAGCACGTCACTCGATCGTGACGCAACTACGGAGACTTCAACAACCGGCGGAGCAGGTAGTTCGAGGGCGGGTGGTGGAGGTCAAGAACCCCCACAGCTACGGCAGGCTAATTTGATTAAGCGCATGAAGGATGATATCGCCAAGCGAAAGGCCCGTGAGGACGAAATTTAACCCAGCCAAAACTTTAACTTTGAGACGAACAGATGGCTTACAAAATCGGACAAACCGCAACCCTTAGCAATGTCGAGGGTGAGGTAATCGCGATCTCCCTTGATGGATCTCGGATCTCGCTGCGGCACGCGAACGGGCGGATTATCGAACTTCCAACAGGCGATTCGCCAGCACCGGCACCAACGCCAGCACCGGCACCAGAACCAACGCCAAAGCCAACACCGGCACCAACGCCAACACCGGCACCAACGCCAGCACCGGCACCAACGCCAGCACCTAAAGACGGCAAGTAGTACGTCGGCCAGGCGAACTACATTCACATTCACCTCCCCTAAAGAAATTCTCATGGCAAGTAAGAAACGGCAGAGCCGTCGTCACCGGAGCACTCGCTTGCGAGCATCAACGCCCCGAGCTGACCTGCGGTTTGACACGAACGTTGCCATCGAGCTGAAGGCGGCTGCGGAGGGTGAGGACGGCAAAGGTTCTAAGACGTTTGACATCACTGCATACAACGGCGGATCGCTGAGCCTGCCTGCATTTGACGCGCCCGTCTACATCGACTGCGGGCGGTGCGACGTCCACGGCAACGCCAATCAACAACCAATCCTGAGAGACCACGACACTCGGGCACTAGTCGGCCATGGTCGACCGGTAATCGAAGCGACAGGTATGCGAGTTGCCGACGGCGTGATTAGTCACGATACGGAAGCCTCGCGTGAGATCATTGCTGCTGCCTCCAAGGGTTTTGAGTGGCAAGCAAGTGTCGGAGGAAAAATCAAGGGCCGCCCTCGAATGATCGATGCGGGCCAAACTGTAAACGTCAATAACCGGAGTGTTTCCGGACCCGCTTATATCGTCGCCATGCGTTGGCTGGAGACGAGTTTTTGCGGGATTGGCTGTGATGATGAACGCGCATCGGCGCGTGTAGCCGCTGCTTTTGGAGCAATAAGCATGGACTTTAATCAATGGCTCGAAGCAAGTGGCTTCGCAGCGGATGACCTGGAAGAGAAGCAACTCGACTCGCTGAAAGCGATGTGGGAGAAGGAGACCGCCACAGCTAAAAAAGCTGAGGAAGATAAGGTGATTGCAGCCGCGATGGTCACCAAGGGTAAAAACCTCGAGGCGGCTAAACTGGAGGAGGGAGATGCCGGATCGAAAGATTCTCAGGCCGATAAAATCGCTGCAAGCGCCTCCCGCATCGACCCCGGCATGTTGGCCGACCAGGACACCAAGTCGTACTTGGACAAGGTCCGATCGCAACGTCGTGCTGAGGACGCCCGCATCGCGGACTTGGAAGCCTGTCGCCTCGAATACAAGGAACTCGTGCCCAGCCTGATCCTGGCCTCGCACTTCGACAAGGCAATCGCGGGTGAGTACGACCGCAATACGCTTGAGTTGCACTTCCTTAAAGAAGCTCGTCAACCTCGGTCGACTGCCACCAGCACGGGCAACAACCGTTTCCGCCGCCGCACGTTCGACCGCGCCGTCGTTGAAGCCGCCCTGTTACGTACCGGCGGCATGCAAGAAGACGGCATCGCCGCCTCGATCACCCGCGAGCACGGATCGGCTAAGACTGAGGAGGTTATGAACAGGGCCACCGAAAAGACTTGGCAAGGTTTCGGCCTTCAAGACTTGGTCTTCGCTTCGATCGAATCGGCTGGGGAAGAAATCCCCAGCCGTCGCATTGACACCCACACGATCGAGACTGCCTTCCGATGCTCGCAGAGCATTCAAGCTAGCAACACCTCGACCGTTTCGTTGCCGGGTATCTTGAGCAACATTGCCAACAAGCAAATGTTGCAAAGCTACGAAGACAACATGGGCATCTGGCCACAGATTTGCAGTACGACGGACACGTCGGACTTCAAACAGTTCGATTCGTACCGCCTCTCGGAAGCTGGCATCCTCGAACCCGTCGGACCTTCCGGCGAGATCAAGCACAGTTCGCTGTCGGAAGACGCGTTCTCGAACCGGGTCGTCAACCACGCCAAGCTGATCGGCTTGACTGAAGAGATGATTACGAATGATGACCTTGGCGCGTTCCAGCAACTGTCCCGCCACTTCGGCCGAATGAGTGCCCACGCGATTGAGCAGACTGTCATCCAGACCCTGCTTTCGGCGCCGACGGCTGCTACCTCATCGAGTGCTGTTGAGTTCTTCCACGGAGACGTTCGCGGCAACGACCAACCGAACTACCTCGAAGGGGCTGATTCGGCTCTGTCGACGAGTTCCTTGTCGACAGCCTGGGGCTTGTTCGCCAACCAGACCGATCGAGAGGGCAAGCCTGTCATGCTCACCCCGAGCGTGCTGTTGACCACGACGCAGAACGCCGTCCAGGCCCGCAACCTGTACAACAGCGCGACCGTCGAGGTCACGGGGTCGACCGACCGGACCCGCCCCGTCAACAACGAATGGCATCAAATGTTCGCTCCGGCCTACAGTGCCTATTTGCACCAGGCTGCCTTCAACGGCGGAACGGCTCAGACGACCCAGTGGTACCTCGTCGCAGGTGTCACGGACGACTTTGCCGCCCTCCAAGTCGCCTTCCTCCGGGGTCAGCGTACTCCGCAGATCGAGCGGTTCGACTACGACCCGAACATGCTCGGGGCCACATTCCGTGCTCGCCTGCCGTTCGGCGTAGCGATGGCGGATGCCCGATGCATGGTCAAGTCCAAAGGCAAGGCGTAACTCGCAACTCCTTTACCAACTTTTGGTCACCACCGGTGATTGAATACGCCCTCCCCTCGGTTCGCTAGGTTGTCCGAAGGGAGGGTTTTTCATGCGCTGATTGTATTGCCCCCCCGCCGCAACCAGCGTATCCTGGCGTAGCACGGACACGCTGTCCTGACATCCGACGCACCTTAACACCAAGTAAACTCATGCCCAATTCAATTGATCTGACGTCTGTAGAGACCGAACAGATGAACGACCTTATTACCGCAGCGGCGGCGCACGGCGGCTTCATCAACGGGCAAGACGTTGCCAACATCGCAGCCATTCTATTGCGACTCGCAAGCAGCGTCGCCCGCGAGCAACTGCCTTCTGCAAAAGCAGAACCAGTCGATCCCAGTGACGAGGGGAGCGGTACCGAGCAACTGCTACCCCCGAAAGCAGAACCGGGATCAACAGGTAAGCAGACGTCGGGCGGACCAACGAAACAAACGTCAGGTGGATCATCGAAGCTGAAGGGTGCAGCCGCCGCCGCAGCTGCTTCGGCGAAGTAAATCCAGCATTGCAGCAAGAGGTTGCACAGACGCTTGCGAGGGGGTGACCGATGGTTCAAAGTGGTAGTCGAACAGAACACCAACTTTAGTTCTCATCATTCGCAGTAAGCAAGGACTACTACAATGCCTGCAAGTTTGCATCAAGCCGGGGATTACCTCGACTACACGCCTGAGGCTAATTACGTCGCGGGCACCCCGGTTGCGTTAGCCGCTGGTCTCGTCGGCATCGGAGGCACGGACGTTGCCGCCGGTCAACTGGCCTCGCTTGCCATCGGCGGCGTTTACAAGGCCAACAACTCAGGCATCGCCCTTGCCGTCGGAGTCGCTTGCGGTTACGACGCGGCTGAAGACGAAATCGTTGCGGCTACGGAGGGAACCTTCGACATCGGCACGGTCGTTTATGCGGCGGCTACCGGTGACGCGGACGTTTACTTCCTGCTCAACGATCGAACGCTCTAAGGATCGTCTGCTCTCATGAACATGCTCGAGCGGGCTGCCAACGTTCTCCACGATAAGCTGGAGAAACACGCATCAACGGAGGTAACTTACATCCGTGAGGGCGTAGGCGAGGTGACCGTAAGAGCCATTGTCGGCGAAACTCAGTTCTCCCAGGATAATCAATCGGGAGTTATCGATCGGATTATTCAGCGGGACTACATCATCCGGCAATCTCTGCTAGTGATTAACGGCCGGCAGATTAAACCCATGAGACAGGACATCATTCTCCAGAGAGTAGGAGACCTGGTGTACGAATCGCGGGTTCTGGGGGAGGCGGGTCTCCCGCATTACCAGGAATCCGATGGTTTCGGAGTAGCATGGCGAATCCATACCAAGCGAGACGAGGTGCTAGGCCGTGCCTCTTGACGTTGATTTAGCAAAGAATCTCGCGTCGATGATTGATGCGGAGACTTTTATTTTATCGAAAAAAACGATATTCACGTTTGACCGTTTAGGTGATGACGAGCGTGTTTCTGAGTTGACTGTTAGGCTGTCAATCGACAGCCTGGAGAGGGATCGAACAGACCGGGGACGGTGGCAGCACAAAGCTATAATACAGCTTGTCATCTTAGCACCCCAACAAATCAGGGATGAAGCAAAGTTGATCAATCACTTGGACTTTCTTGACGGAGTTTTAGGCTTCGTTGAGCAGGCCGCTCCGGATGGTCGGATTGCGATGGGGTTTGAATCACTCCAAGACGAACGTTTTGATTTTGATAAATACCAAAACGACGGGCAGTTTAGGTCCGGAGTATTGGTCCAATATAACCTCATTAGCGGGAAATAATCTCATGGGAATGGCTGGTTCAAACCTAATCGGTTTAGAAGTTCTGACGTACATTTTGCCCTCTTTGGCGAACCCACCCGTTTTTACGGATATTACACCCGTGGGCATTATCCGCGACGAGACCGTGAACATCGAAACGGCACTCGCGGATGTGACTGATCGTCGGGCGGCGGGGTGGAGATTGCAACGGCCCACACTCAAAGAAGGGTCAATCGATTTGCAGTTGACCTACGACACGAACGACACCAATTTCGAAGCTTTTCAAGAGGCGTTTTTCGACAGCACCAAGCTGATCATGGCTTTCATGGACAGCGATGCAACTGTAGCAGGTGCTCAAGGACTTGTCTCGGCCGTCCGGGTAACTTCGTTCTCCTCCCCGCGATCGCTCGAGGACGCAGTTGTCGTGGACGTTACGCTGACCCTGGATTTGGATGACAGCTCTCCACCGCTTGCCCCTACTTGGGTGACTACCGCTTAGTTTATTACCCAAGTTACATCCTTTACAATAGAAAAATACCATGATCGGTTCGAGCTTACTGGGCCTCGACGTTTGGACATACAATGTCGTATCAGTCTCTAGCCCCATATGGAACAGGCCCATAACTATTGTACGCGAGGAAACTGTCAATCTTGAGAAGGCTCTTGCCGACGTAACCGACCGCAGAGCAAACGGGTGGAGATTGCAGCGGCCGACACTGATTGAGGCATCCATCGATATGCAAGTAACGTACGACACAAACGATGCCCGGTTTGCAGAACTTAGGGACGCTTTTTTCGCTGACACGCTATTAGCCCTAGCCTTCATGGAAGGCGACCTTACTACGCCGGGGGTTTGGCAGGGTTTTTTAGGGGCTTTTCGTGTAACAAGTTTTTCCATGCCGAGGGCTCTTGAGGACGCTGTTGTTGCGGACCTGACGCTAATACCCGACCTGTGGCGTGAAAATTCACAAAACACCTACTCACCCGAGTGGGTCTCCTATACTATAACGTAACCATGGCAGATCCAACACCAGAACGTATTGACCAGCTATTCCGGTTTGTAGAAGGCCGGATAAAAGCTGGGGAAAAGACCACCCGAGTATCTGTTAAGGAGGCCCAGTTTATCGGGCTGAGCCTCAGCAAAGCCGATTCAGAATTACAGTCTGTGTTAGGCGATCGTACTGTGAGGGCCGAAGTTCGGCTCACCGATTTTTTAGAAGCAATTAAAACCTATCAAAGAGGAAGAACTTATGACCAAAACAATGTTGAGCGAGAACCCGGCGAAGACTCTGACGCTGGAGGGCCTCCCTCCGATCCAACTGAACCTGACGACCGGCCGACTGATCTTAGCGGCGGAGAAGGGTATGGAGATCAGTGACATTGAATCGGGGTTGCTGGGCCAAATGTTCACAAGCCCCATCGTTCTCGCGAATGCTGTCTGGGCGATCTTCGAAGACCGGATCGTAGCAGCCGGGGTTGAGACCGAAGTTGCGTTCTACGACCTACTGGATGCGAAGGCGAACCGCGAACTTGATGCAGCCGTTAAAGCGGCTGTCTCCGATTTTTTTACGTGGGGTTCCGCTTACATCGTCCAAGTCAACAAGGCGATAGAGAACTTGAGCGGAAGTCCGGAAGTGACACTGGAGCCAAGTGGTGGGACAACATCTGGGATTTCGCCGGAATCCTGAAGCTAGACCCGAGCCCTTTCACTTACGGTCGGTTATATCAGATGGCGACGGTTGCCCAGGACACTCAGTGGAACCACACTTGCAGTTTGATAGCGACCATTTGCAATGTGAACCGGGGCAAGGGTCAGAAAGCTGTTAAGCCCGAGGACATACACCCCTCTAGGAGTTCCAACTCTGGGAACGCCAGCAGTTTGAAAGGGACACCCCTTCGGGCAAACAACCTTCACATCCTAAAAGCTCTGACCGGGGGTAATTAGGGATCGGTACCCATCGTGGCAAAGTTAAACCTCGAACTAAAAATTAAATCCAGGTTTAACGGAAAAAAGATTGAGCAGAAGATAGGTAAGGCCCGTTTCAAGTGGTTGAATGATGTAGCGGGCGCTACGCGAAAGTTTGCGATTCGGAGCATGAAGCCCGCACGCAAAACGGCCCTTAAAAATGCCACAAAAAGAGAGCGGTTGTACGGACGGCGAGTCTCTTACCGGACGGGCCGCCGTGCAGCGGAAGGTAAATCCTATTTTCAAAAAGGCAGGTATTCAGCGCCAGGTTCACCGCCATACGTCAGGTCTCCTGGTAAACTTAATCTGCGGGAAATTTACTACTACATCCGGAGCCGCGATGAAGTTAGGGTGGGGCCACACTGGTTAGCTGGATCTAAGATGATGAGTCGCCCGGTACCTAACATCCACGAAACGGGTGGCAAGGCCAGCCGAAAGTACCGGAGTCGGCACAATGCAAACTCAGCTAAGATTTCGAGGAAAAACAGGGGTATGTCCCGGTCTAAAGCAATGAGATTCCCCAAGCGACCTTTCATGAATCCGGCAGGCATGAAGGCGGCTGTCTGGCTCCGCAATAAAATGCGGAACTCAATTAAGTAACGACTATGAATAAAATAGATGCTGGACAGGCCGTATTTTCGATCGTAATTGACGGCGATAAGCAGATCAATGCTGCCTTCAGGGATATCCACCGAAGTGTTTCCGGGTTAGCGTCCGCAGGTCGCCAAATCTCATCGCTTGGCACGCAAGTTCGAAGTCTAGGGGAGGGCGTAGCGAGGGCCGGTTTCCGTGTGGGGGCTCTTGGCGCCGTAATGGCAGCGCCATTCGCTCAAGCCATAAAAGCGATGTCCGGATTCGAGAAAGAGTTTGGCACGGTTAACGCATTTGCTTCGTTGACGGCAACTGAATTTAAGATGCTCCGCAAAGAAGCCTTAAAGTTAGGCAGCGATACGATGGCCACTGCTGTCGATGTTGCCAAGGGCATGAAAGTTCTGGCGAAGGGGGGACTCGATGCGCAGGGGATTTTGGCAGCCATCGGACCAGTGGTTAGCGCATCTCTTGTGGCTGCAACGGGGGAAATTGAGGAGACAACAGACCAAATCCTGAACATGGTCAAGGGGCTAGGACGGCCTATCAACACGACAGTTTTTGACAGTGCGGGGAACGCACTCGACGGGCTGGGGCGTGACGTAGAGGTTATGACCGCTGCGGTTACGAATGCCCAGCTTTCAATGACCGACTTAGCCCAGTCGATCAAGATCGTCGGACCCATTGCTAAGCAGGTCAACCTGCCCATGAAGGAGCTGATCGCCGTTATTCAGGTGATGCAGGACCGGGGCCAAGACGCTTCTATGGCGGGTACCGCTCTGCGGGGGATGATGCTTGCGCTTGCAAATACGACCCCGAAGGCCCGCGACGCGCTCGCCGAGTTAGGGTTGACTACTGACGATTTCATCGACAGCACGGGGCGTTTTGTAGGGGTGGTAGGGTTCTTGGAGAAGATCAGCAAAGCCTTCGAGAAGCTGGGCATCATTGACTTCAACTCACTTAGTACGATCGGGTCTGTCTTTGAAGCAAGACAGGCGCAAGGCGTAGCGCTGCTCGTCAACGCGCTTCCCGCCGTCAAAAAAGCGATGGACGACCTTGATGTTGCTCCGGGGTTTCTGAACAATTTGTTAAAGAAGTTGGAGAGCAACTTCCCCGGTGCAATTGAACTCCTGAGATCCAAGCTAGTGAACCTGGGTGTTAATATCGGTGATGCGTTAGTTAAGCCTCTGATGGGACTTATAAAGGTTGTCAGCAATCTAACAACCAGATTCTCGGACTTCGTCGTGAACAACAAGGGGTTGGTAGTTAATGTAGCCGCAGGCACAGTTGTCTTGCTGGGCATGGCGTCGGCATTCACACTGCTCGGCATAGCGATATCAACGGCAGCACTACCCATTATCGCTTTTGGCGCTTTTGTCCAGACGGCCGCGTCAGCAACAGCAGCCATTAAGGTGATGCAGGCAGCGTTCGATTCGTTCCGCTCGAGTAGAGCCGTAGTTGGCATTTCAGCGGGCATTTCGGCAGCGGCTTCATCTGTCGCTGAAATAGCGGGGGTTTCGCAAAAGAATCGACCGACAACGGGGCCGAACAGAGAAGGAGTTGAGCCGACGTTTAGCCGATTTTTTAAGAATCTCTTGCTGGGCAGGTTTGAACGCCGCCGAGCGGTGGGTTTCCAGGTGGATGAACAACCCTTTAAGAATATTACTAAGCTACTCCGCTTGGCCCAAGCCCGTCTGAAACCCCTCGGAGAAGGGTTCACCAGCTTAGGGGTTTCAATAGGCCGGGCCTTCGCTGCGGTAAAGAAAGACGGCTTAACGGTTTCTCTGGAGAGGGTTTTCAGGTCGATCAGCCTCTCGGCATCGACCGCCGCAGCCTCGATCAGGGATTCGTTCCGATCGGCCTTCGCTGCACTCCGGAAGTTCAGCATTACTGGATACCTCGATAAGGCATTCGGGTCGATCAGCCTCTCGGCATCGACTGCCGCAGCCTCGATCAGAGATTCATTTCGATCCGCCTTCGCTGCACTCCGGAAGTCCAGCATTATTGGATACTTCGAGA